GTTATTGGTTTATCAGGTGCTTAATAACTAGCGATGAGAGGGCGATTAATTTCGCCCTTTCTATTTATAGGGGAAACAATGTCTAGACTATTATCAAGTAATCCATATTCGCAGAAAGAAACTTTTTGGCATGACAATAACGATGGCACTTACACCATCGAGACAAAACAGCATATTAAAGAAGTTTTGGATGCCAATAAAAGAAAAGCAAATGACTACGAAAAAGGATCTATGATTGGTAACACGCAAAGACACTGGCAACACGTTGCCGAGATACCAAACAATTTATATCTAGAACTTATGCAAAAGTTTGGAGATCCAAAGGATAACCCTGAAGCCTCTAAGAAGTGGAAGCAGTGGCTTAACGATAGTGATAACAGATTTTTTAGAACTGGCGGAGGCTCGATGTGAGCATATCAACATATTCAGAATTAAAAACTGCGGTAGCAAACTTTCTAGCTAGAACAGATCTTGATGATCAGATCCCTAACTTTATCCAGTTAGCTGAGGCAAGATTATCTAGAGAATTAGAGACTAGAGATCAGGAAAAAAGAGCTACTGCCACATTGACAAGCGGTGATGAGTTTATAGCCCTTCCCACTGACATGAGAGAGGTCAGAGAGATCAAGCTAAACACAACTCCCAATGTCGTATTAGAATATAAAAGCCCTACAGCCTTAGACACTGCCTACACTGGCGGGAGTGGCAGACCTTCAGCCTATTCTATTGTTGGTGGTGAGTTAAAGATAAGACCTATACCTGATAACAATTACACAGCCGAAATTATCTATATCGGTAGCCTCACTGCCCTATCAGACAGCAATGCAACAAATGTGATGTTAACTCGTCATCCTGATGCTTATTTATCAGGGGCATTGGTTGAGGCTTACACCTATTTAATGGATGAACAAAGGGCATCAACTTATGATGCTAAGTTTACAAGATCTATAGAAGAGATAAGAAAAGACGAACAAAGATCTCACTATGGAACTGGTGCTTTGCACATATCATCAATCTACGCAAAACAATCATCGTCTGCATCATAGGAGAAATAAATGTCAGCAATGTCAGATTATCTAGAACTTAAATTTCTAGATCACTTTACTGGAACAGCCTCAACGTCTGCTCCCTCAGCAGTTTATTTAGGATTATCTACTGGAAGTTTTGCCGATGATAATTCAGGTACAGAATTAACTGGTAACAACTACTCAAGAAAAGCAATTACTTTTGCTTCTGCTTCAAGTGGTTCTATATCAAGCAATGCAAGTGTAGAGTTTGACCCTGCGACTGGTGCATGGGGTACAGTGTCGCATTGGGCAATCTTTGATGCCAGTAGTTCAGGCAACCTTTTATTTCATGGTGCATTTACATCATCAAAAGTTATAGCAAGTGGAGATATATTAAAAGTAGCAAGTGGTTCTTTAACAATTTCTGCTGATTAAGGTTTTATTATGGCTACCTTAGAACAGCTAGATAGTTGGGGGAGCATTGATGCTCTTGATGTTTATGGAACACTAGAACAGCTAGACAATTTAACTTTACATGAGGCAAGTGCGACAGCCTCAGTATCAGCCAGTGTAAGTGCTAGTGCTGTAAGAATACAAGTTGCTAGTGCTAGTGCATCGACTGCTTCAACAGTATCAGCGACTGCAAATACAGTCTTTTTGGTAACAGCGAGTTCAGCATCAATTGGAACTGTATCAGCTACCGCTAATTATGAAGTCACAGTTGTTGCTAATGGAAGTGTCAGTGCAACAGTATCGGCATCTTGTTTAAGGATATTACCGACAGTAACAGCAAGTGTATCTGTAAGTGGCACAGCGACAGCAACACCTATTTTAATTGCTGATATGGATGCAAGTGCGACCACAGTAGCCACTGAGGAAGCCACAGCTAACTTTGAGGTGTTCACGACAGCTACTGGCAGTGCTTTGGCTAGTGCCGATGTTACCGCAAAAATCATTGGTGAAGATTGGGTTGAGGTTGAAGAAGGATCAGAGGTTTGGGCAATACAAAATATTGGCTCAGAAGTATGGACAACTCAAAATGTTGGAAGTGAGGTTTGGTTAAGGCAATGATAGATTTTGGTGAATGGTTGCCTGATCAGCAGGCTATAGCAAGTCCTCTTCAGGTGGCAAAGAATGTTATACCTTCTGCGGTTGGATATTCTGCTGTTAAAAATCTTAGCGACTTTTCTTTAGCAGGAGACGCAAGACTGCAAGGCATATTCTCTAAAAAAGATAGTAGCGGTGGTGTAGAATTATTTGCAGGCGATGCAGGCAAACTATACAAATTTAATTCTGTTACAAGCCAATTAGACGATGTATCAAAGGCGGGTGGCTACACTTTAGGAGTAGACCAGTATTGGAACTTTTGTTCATTCGGTAACAAAATTATTGTTGCAGGAGATACATCACAAAGATTGCAGTTTATAGCCTCAGGCGGAACTCAATTTGCTGATCTGTCTGCTACAGCACCGCAAGCAAGATATGTGGCGGTTGTTCGAGACTTTGTTGTCACTGGTTACTCAGGTGGTGAAAGCAGGGTTACATGGTCAGCTATAAATGATGAGACAAGTTGGACAGCAGGAACTGATCAGTCAGACTTTCAGGAAATACCTGATCAGGGTCATGTAAAAGGTTTAGTTGGGGGTGAATATGGTATTATATTTATGGATAATGCCATAGTCAGAATGACATATGTCGGTACTCCATTAATATTCCAGTTTGACACTGTAGAGACTGGCAGAGGATTGGCTTTTGAAGGTGCTTATGCAAGTCTTAGCCCGTCAGAAATATTTTATTTAGCTGAAGATGGTTTTTACTTTTGGAATGGTCAGCAAAGTATTCCAATCGGTGCTGAGAAGGTAAATAAGTTTTTCTATGATGATTTGAAGATATCAAATGCCGATAGAATTACAGCAAGTATAGATCCAACAAGAAGTATAGTTGCGTGGGGTTATCCGACTGGTGATGGAAACCCTGATAGAATATTATTCTACAATTATGCTGTTAAAAGATGGTCTTTGGCAGAAGTGACACATGATATGTTGGGTAGTTTCCAAACTCCTGCATACACATTAGAAGCCTTAGACAATGTAAATTCATCTTTAGATGATCTTGAATTATCACTAGATAGTAGAGCCTTCAGAGGTGGTCAGTTTGTATTTGGTGGTGCTAAGGACAACAAAATAGCTTTCTTTGGTGAAGGTAACTCTCTTCCTGCACAACTTGTATTAGGAGAAAAAGAGTTTGCGACTGGCAGACTTACAAACATAAATCGTATTTATCCTTACTTTGATGGTGGCGACATAACTGTCACATTAAAGTCAAGAAACACTATGGCAAACCTTGTAGGTCTTGACAGCCCATTTACTAATGGAACGGCAGGCACTTTGAATAATGAGGGTTTTATACCATCAAGATCAAATGGAAGATTTCACACTATTCAGTTTGATATAGACAATTCTGATCAAGGGTCATTTGAGAAAATATCAGGATATGAACTAGATTTGCAGGCTTTAGGTAGGCGATGAGTTATTTAAACTTACCCGTAAATGGCGGAACACCTCGAGAGATATCGAATGTCGTCAACAATATATTAAACGGGAAGATCAATTCTACTGGCAATATAACTCTTACAAATAGTTCAGCCACGACAACTTTATACGATGCACGAATAGGTGATGACAGTGTCATTTTATTCATGCCAACAACTAGCGATGCCTCTACTGAAAATATTCATGTAACTGGCAGGCAAAAGGGGCAGGCGACATTAAATCATGCAAGTGCTACGACCACTAGATCCTACGCATATATCGTTTTCGGCTAATGCTAATCGGTGCAGAAAATGGATTACTGATGCTCTTAGGTATGCTCACAATAGTCATACTTTCGAACAAGTTATAGATATCGTCAAAAGAGGTGATGCTCAGTTATGGGCATTAAAAGATAGTGCAATTGTAACTGAGATTGTCAGTTACCCTCAACGCAGGACACTGCGGTTTTGGCTTGCAGGAGGTAACCTTAAAACACTGTTAGAGGTAGAGCCAAAGATAAGAAAATGGTCTATATTATACCGATGTGAAGCGGTTGAAATTATAGGCAGAAAGGGTTGGGAAAAAGTGATGAAAGACTACGAACCAACTGCAATCGTTTTAGTAAAGGAATATTAATATGTCAAAAGGTGGTGGCGGAGGCGGATCTTCAGGTACAGTCAATACTACAGTTGAACCGCCTGAATACGCAAAACCCTTCTTAGAGTATGGATTAGCTCAGGCTAAAGACAGATACACTTCTGAAATGCCTTCATATTATCCATTTTCAACAACTGTAGGATTTAGTCCTGAAAGTGAATTAGCTCTTAATATGACAAGAGACAGAGCCTTAGCAGGTAGTTCTCTTGTTAATAATGCACAAAATTATATTGGTAATATTGCTCAAACTGGTGGCGGTTTAGGGTTAGGTGCAAACATATTCCAAAGAGCCTCAACTGGCGGATACCAAAACGAAGCAATGCCAATGGCTAGAAATATGTTAGGCGGGGCTGACTTTGGTGAAGTCATGGGCAGAACAAGAAATATGTTGGGTGGTGCTAATTTCGATGAAGTTCTAGACTACACAAGAGCTACCGCAAGAGGTGATATGTTAAATAGCAATCCTTATTTGCAGGGTGCTATCGATAGAGCCATAGATCCAGTAAAAGACAAAATACAATCACAATTTGCTATGTCAGGCAGATATGGATCAGGTGCTAATCAAGATGTTTTAGCTAAGTCTTTAGGTGATGTAGCATCAAATATAGCTTATGGTGACTATCAGAGAGAAAGACAAAATCAATTAAATGCACAACAGCAATTGGGTAATTTAGCACAACAACAATTTGCTAACCAGTCAGGTGCAATCGGTGCATTAGGCAACCTACAACAACAGCAGTTTGCTAATCAGTCAGGTGCTTTAGGAGCTTTAGGCAACTTATCTCAGGCTGACATACAAAGAAGACTTGCAGGCGGATCTGCCCTAAGTGCTATGGATACTACAAGAATGGCAAGACAGCTAGAGGGTACAAAGTTAGCACCACAATTTGCGGAACTTGATTATAGGGATGCACAAAGACTTGCTCAGGTTGGATCAGCAAGAGAGAGCGATGCTATGGCTCAGTTGCAGGATAATATTAATAGGTTCAACTACGAGCAAAACATAGATGATCAGAAGCTAAGAAACTATATGGCTTTAATTAGTGGCGGTACTGTCGGATCAAACACAATACAGCCAGTATTTAGAAATCAGGGTGCTAGTGCCTTAGGCGGTGCTTTAGGCGGGGCACAATTAGCTAAACTTGCGGGATTTAGTCCAATGGGAGGAGCAATCGGTGGCGGATTGTTAGGGTTGTTATAATGAGTAGACCAATAGATGCTTTATTAGGAAATATTGATCCTTTAACTGGATTGAGAAGAGGTATGGTTGGCGGAAACGCATCCTATATGCAAAGTCCAGTAAAGGTAACTGGATTGCCTCAGATTGGTAACAACACAGCCTATAACACTGGTGTTACAATGAGGTCAGGGAATAACATTCCAGTTAGACCTATGACAAATGCGGGTGTTATTGCAGGCTCTAGACTTACAATGCCAACTGTTAACACATTGCCAGTAAATCAACCTGAAGTCAGGTCAGGTATGTCAGGATTATTGGGTGAAACCTTTAGTGATCCGAGAACATATGGTTTATTAGGTGCTTCTGCAAAAATGTTAGAGCAAAGTGGTTATTCAACAACTCCTCGTACATTTGGACAGATTGTTGGTAGCGGTATAAATGCGGGATTAGCAAACTATGCTCAGGCTAACAAAATGTTTAACAGACCTAAATTGCAAGTTGTTGGCGGTGCATTGATTGATACCTCAGATCCAAATAATCCAAAGGTTGTTTATGAGGGTAAATCTAAAACATCTAACACTAAATTTGTTACTGAAACTGGTCAAGTTGTCGATTTTTCTGATCCTTCAAATCCAGTGGTGACTAATGTAGAAGGTTATAAGATACCTGAAAAAACACCCAAAATTGGAGAGGCACAAAAATCTATAGATAGAGAATTTGGCAAGGAATATTCTAAGTTTGTTATAAGTGGTGGGGCATCATCTGTCGGCAAAAATATAAGCCAACTGCAAGATGCAAC